GTGACAATCTTAAAGAATGCTTGCAGATTTTGATTAGTTATAAGGGTGGTGTAAAAGGTCACACTCTCGTTGCTGACGATGATCAAATTTATTCTATTGAAATGACATCTAAACACACGCCGGTGATCAAGCAGCTAGAAGACCTTTCAAAAACAATTGTTAGAACAAATCACGGTGCAGATCTAGACAATGCTGGGTACACACCAGAACGTAAGCCTTATGACTACATGAGTTCTAAAATTAGAAAAGCGACAGCTGAAGTGCAACTTGCATCTGTTAATTCATTTAAAGACGTAGCGCCATCTTTGACAAAGACACTATTTGATCCTGGCTCAAATTATAACATGAAACGTCGAACTTCAAATATGAAAACTTGCTCACAATGTGCAATGCACATAGTCTATAAGAATTTTTATTTTTATTATTGGCCCGATCAATGTAAATTTCTTGGAATAGAAAATTTGACACCAAGTTCACACAAGAACTCAATCAATATAAAAGTCTTTAAATATAAAAATAAATTACCTGAGTGATTTATAAAAGTTGAACATAGAAGATTGTGTGTCTAAATTATGTGTTATAAGAACCACTGGTTCTAATATTACAGAGGTAAATTATGACACGACGTAAGAACACACAATCAGCTAATCGTAATTCTACAATTGTTTCGCGTGAAGATCGTACTGGAAAGCTTCGAACAGAGACGACCCGCCGTGATACAGGCATTACAGTTGCAGTTAGCACAAATCCTGTGAGTGATTCAACTGTTCTTTTTGTTGATTCACCAAATGGTGATACGTTCCGTTTTGATGGACGCGAAGCCCGTACAATCTATCGTGCTCTTCAGAAGCATTATAGATTTACTGACAAGACTTGGTGATTTTAAATTAAAATATTGTAGAATAAGACGGCGCATCGAAAGGTGTGCCGTTTTTAATTTTTCTGGAGGCAAAAATGCTTTTATCTTTAACCCCTAATGAGACAATTTTTCTATACGAAACTCTTCTTACGACGAAAGTCGTAGAAGCAGACAGCAGAGATGCTCAACAAAAGCTTTTGCTAGAATTAAGATCAATGATTCTTCAAAATATTCAGACTGTTCAAGATCAAACTAACAAAACAAAGTTTGAATCTTGGATTCTTCAAGAAGAAAAGAGAATTAGCGATCTCAATAAAAATAATAGTCAGATCAAAATCCAAAGCGAAGAAGTTAACAAGAAAGGACAAAAAAATGCCCGCATCATCAGAAAAACTGCATGAATTATACGTGAATCTTCTTGCTAGAATCGAAGAAGACAGATCTTTAGGCAAGAACGTTGAAGAATTAGAAGAAGAGTTGCTAAAGATTAGACAGATGATGTCCAATATGAACGAAGCACTCGCTAAGTCTAACAATATCTTAAAAGGATGAACATGAATAACAACGTAGATCTTTATCAACCAATTTACGCAAGCAGACCAGGCATTCCGCCTCTAGTTCTTAGAACTGTAGTTACAGTTAATCAAGAGTATGTTGCTGGAGGTGTACCAGCATCTTCTCAAAAAGTTGAAAATTATGTTCTTCTTACAGCACTACCTAAAGAATTGCAAGAAAGAGTTAAGACTGCTGTTCAAGCTTTAATTTCTGGTATGTGACTATAGAATTTTGTAAGCTTCAAAGTGCATTCCATCAGGTCGACCAGGAAACCAGCCTCCCCAATAGAAACCGTGTTCGTAAGCTATTTGAACTAGTTCTCTAGTCGACCCTAGTTGTCCTTTTAATGCTGGCGTAGATCCAAGCATGTTCCATTGTGCGTTTATATCAAATGCCGTTCCCCATGCGTGATTTGATAATGTTGATCTAGATCCTCTAATAAATCTAGGCACCCAAGATCCACCCCACGTTTTAATTTTATCTTTTAGATTTGCTGATTCCCAAGCCGAGAATAACTTGATTGTCTGATCAGCAATCTTTTCATTTAGTTGAACAGTCAAATTTGTAGGAGCGCCAGCTAATCCTTTGAGTTGGGGAATTGCTACACTCTTTATATTTTTTGCAACCCAATCTCCCTTTATGATTATAGCTTCTGGATTTGAAGAAACAGGCGCAGATTCGTAAGTAAAAGCTCCAAATAATTTAATTCTTGCTTGGGGGCTTAAAAATTGATTTGGTGAAGGCAAAACGGGCCAATTAGAACTATTCTCGTCAATTGAATCATCTGACATTAAGCAAAAACCTAAATTTAAAGCTACAGCCAATGTCGAAGGACCGACTATTCCGTCGTTTTTTAGATTTGATTTTGCTTGAAATTCTTTTGTTTCTGTGTTCGTCTGATTATCAAAGAAGCCATTGACAATTACATGGCTGTCTTCTTTTAGTCCTCTTAAAAAAATTTGCCACTTAGAAACGTCTTCTCCTGATGAACCAAATTTTATTATTTTCACAATATCACCTGTTTTGTTGAGTTTGTTAATGATTAGTTTTTCCTAATGATATTTATCTGTACGATTGTACTCGGAGTTTTAGATGGCATCTTTTACGGACATTGTGAATCCTACACCGTTCGGTTTTTTTGATTCAGATACTGACTTTCAGTCTGAAGCTGACAGCATGGTCAACTTTGTAAAAAGAAAGTTAGGTGACGATGTTCTTAGCGTTGAATTGACTAAGAAAGAGATATGGGCATGTTTTGAAGAAGCATGCTGTGAATATAGCAAAAATATTCATGAAATGAAAATTGTGTCTGAATTATCAAACGTCTTAGGAATGCCTACAGGATCAACAGATCTGACAAATAAGTACACAAGGAATACGTTGGAGTTCTTAACAAGAATGGCTGATGCGTATGCTTCTGAGACCAACGTAGGAGGTTCCTACAATCCTATTTTGGGTTATTTTGACGTCGTAGGTGACAAACAAGACTACGATTTGTACGCTGACTTAAAAGACGCTCAAACAAATTTAAGCATTTACGACACTATTCCAAGTGGCTCTAAAGGAAAGTTAAAAATTGTAGAATTGTTTCACTTTGAGCCAATTGCTGCACAGCACTTTCTTTTAAACGCGTCAAATATTACAAACTACTTGGCGACAAACTTCAACTATGAGTCGTACATCAACTCAACAGTGTTCTACGTTCTTCCAGTATTTGAAGATGTTTTAAGAAGAGGAATGTTAGAAACTGCATTCAGAGTGAGAAGATCACAATACAGTTATCAATTAATTGGAAGCAAACTTCGTCTATTCCCAATTCCAGTGCTTGAATCACAAGTGGGAAGAGTTTATTGCAAAGTAATGCCAAGAAAAGATCCACTTAATCCCACAGCCTTTAAAGACGATTCTATCTACGGTATTTCAGGACCAGAGAATATTCCTTATGGAAATCTTCCATTTATAAGCATCACGCAACCTGGACGTCAGTGGATTCGTCAATATACTCTTGCTCTCTGCAGAGAGTTATTGGGACTAATTCGATCTAAATTTCAGAGTATTCCTATTCCAAATGCTGATCTTCAGCTGAATGGTGAGTCACTTGTTACTCAGGGTAGAGAAGACAAGGACAAACTAATTACACAGTTAAAAGAATTTTTATCAAACTTGACGAGAGCCAAGCTGATAGAAACTGACGCGCTCACAGCAGAAAATCTTAACAAGAGCCTGAGGTATATTCCTATGCCATCAGGAAAATCTATCGTAATAGGTTAAAGGAGATAACTTATGGCTCGTTTGTTTATCACAGAGAGAGAGTTAAATTTTATCTCAGACATTACGAAAGAGATAGTAAAAGATGTGATTGGTCAGAAAATCTATTACTACCCTATTTCAGAGCTGAAGACAAAAACTCACGATGTTTATAACGAAGCTTTGAAGAAAGTCTACGACAATCCAATAGAAATAGAATGCATTGTTGATGCAAACTTCCAACAGTCAACCAAGATAGACAAGTTCGGTATTGACAAGCAGTTTATGATTGAAGCATTTATTCAATATAGAGATTTAGTCGACAAGGGAATTCGAGTGAATATTGGCGACTTTTTCTCATTCGACGAAATTTTCTATGAAGTGACCGAAGCAAT